AGCTTTGGCACAGGTTTCCGCTTATGGGGTAACCGTTCGTCAAACTATCCAACCGTGACGCACATTATCAATTTTGAAACGGCGTTACGCACAGGTGATTTGATTGATGAATCTATCCGCCGCACTGAGTTGCAATTTATCGACCGCCCGATTGATGATGCGTTGATTGATAGCCTTATCGAAACGGTAGATACCTATTTGCGAGCCTTGCCGTCAATCGTAGGTTATAGCGTCAGCCTTGACTACGACACTGACTTAGTCGATGAATTTAGCAAAGGTCACGTGCCGTTGATGTATGAATACACGCCTAAATTGCCAGCGGAATTGATTGGCAATAAATCGGTGATGACCCGTAAATACCTTGTGAACTTGGTGTCACAACGCTAGAAGGAGAAAACAATGAGTACAGTGATTCACCAAATTGTGAACGCTAATACCTATATGGACGGCAACTCCCTTTTAGGGAAAGCCAAAGAGTTTAAATTGCCCGACCTTGAGTTTGAATTTATTGAACATAAAGGTTTGGGGTTACACGGCACGGTAAAATTGCCTGCAGGTTTAAATGCGATGGAGGGCGAAGCGATTTGGGATAGTTTCTATCCTGAAGTGCGAGCCAAAGCCTACAACCCATACAAAAATGTGCAGTTGATGACCCGCTCAAACGTGCAGGTGTTTGACTCCCGTGGGCTTGCGGCAGAAGAAGCGTTAGTGACCATTATGAACGTGGCATTTAACAAAACAACAGGCGGTAGCTTAAAGAATAAAGAAGCGACGGAACATTCCGACACCTTCCAAATTTATTCCATCAAGCAAACCCTTGCAGGTAAAGAAGTCCTCTTTGTGGACGTGCTTGCCAACATCTACCGCGTAAATGGTCAAGATGTATTGCAAAAATACCGCACCAATATCGGGCAGTAATTCTTTAAATCAGTTTAAAAGCCGTTTAAACCCTATTTAAGTAAACTCCTTTGTGAAAGTTAAACAATCTCACAAAGGAGTTTTTTATGGCTAACGCTGCAACCGTTTTAATGAATAATTTACGTTCATACAAAACCTATACCCTCAAATACCCTGTTGCGACACCTGACGGTAGCACAATTACCGAAGTTTCTCTTCGCCGCTTAAAAGGTTCAGACCAAGCGGCTTATGAATCACAAGATTTTAATGCCGAAAAAGACGGCTATAAAATCACGAAGTTCTTCTTGACTCGTTTATCAAATTTAATTCCTGAAGATATTGATGAATTTGACCAAGCCGACCTTCAAGCTCTTGGCAAATTGATCACTGATTTGGTTACTGAGGGAAAGTCCGAAGACTAAGCGAGCTTGATGAAGTTTTTGCAGATCTCGCTTGGTGGTTTGGTTTTTCACCAAGCGAGCTAATGGAGATGGATTTTGTGGATATTCCGAAATGGATTGAACAGATGAATCGACAGGTTAAAGCTGGCTATGGGCAGATTTTGCGGTAAAGCCAAATAAAAGGCTCACTTAATAAAGATAAAATAACAGCTCCCACCCAAGATAGATAAACGCCAATCCAAGCAAAAATGGCAAGAAGTAATGCATAAATTAGTGCAACACCTAAGCCTTTTCCTGCGCTTTCGATTGATTGCATAGCATCTATCCAATAAATGATACTCCAACCAATTAACCCCACCGCTAATAGTATTTTAGCGGTGTATTCAGCTCTTTCTGTATAGGCGTTAAAGCCTTTCCAATTCATAAAACGGGTATTTAATTTGGTAAGCATAACATCCTCCCTTTCTTCTTTCCCAATTTTACGCAAGGACTTAAACAATGGCAAATAATTTAGCAATCGGTTTAGTTATTGGTGCATCTTTAGCTGGCAGTTTTAAAAGTTCATTTGCTGGTGCCAATGGAGCCTTGGATAAACTTGGGCAAGCCGTTGCCAAAAATCAAAAGATACATTCTCAATTTTCGACTGAACTCAACGGACTTCGGAGCAAGCAAGCAGCTCTTTATGCCGAAATGAGCCGTGCCAGCTCAAAAGGTGGCGTGGGGCTGGCTTTAATGAAAGCTGAATATGACAAACTCGGCAAAGCCATAAGTCAAGTTAGTCGCCAGCAACGTGAATTTAGCAAAGAATTAAACCGCTCTTTAAAGGCTCAACAAAAGCTACAAGGGGCGGTTTCAGGTTATGAAAAAGCCAAAAATAAACGTGATGAGTTAAAAGGTAAAGCACTTGGCATGCTTGCCTCTGCTGCTGTGGGTGTTGGTGTAATGAAAACCTATATGCAGCAAGAAGAAGCGGCAAATAACCTAAAAATTTCAATGATGAAGGCTGACGGCACATTTGGCAAATTTAATGAAATCGGCAAAATTGCCGACCAACTTGGCACAGATTTACCAGGCACAAGAGACGATTTCTACAAGCTCGCCAAAGCAATGAAAATGCAAGGTGTCTCTGATGACACTTTGATTAACGGTGGCTTAAAAACATCGGCAAAACTCAACGTTTTACTTGAAATGGATCAGGAGCAAGGCGGCGAGTTCTTTGCCAAAATGATGGAATCACACGGCTTATCTGAAGCTGAACTCGGGGTATCAGCGGATGATATGCAACGAGCCATGTTCGCTGCAGGCATGAAAAAAGATGATATGTACGGGGCAATGACCTATTACGCATCTAAAGTCCGTTCGATGAAATTAACAGGGCGAGAAAACTCACAAAAAATTTATGCTATTGAGGGCTTAGCAGCTCAACAAGGTTTAGAGGGCACCTCATTCGGTACAAACTTTTCCACAATGCTTGATCGAATGAGTAAAGGCCCGCAAATGATTGCCGAAGCCAAAAAAGGAATGAAAGCGGAAGCAAGAGATATTCTTGAAAAAAGTGGCGTGAAGTTTGACTTCTGGGATAAAAAAGGCAATTTCAAAGGTATTGACGGAATGGTCAAGGAGCTTGAGAAATTAGAAATTATACGCAAAAAATTTGGTGATCAAGCCGCTGAGGATGTGGCAGATGCAATGTTTGCTACTGAAGGTAAGCGTGTTGCCACCTTATTAGGTCAGCAAGGCACAAAAGGCTTACAAGATTTTTTGCAGAAAATGAAAGACCAAGCCAGCCTCGAAGAACGTGTTGCCCAAAAAACGAAAACGCTTGGTTCAGCCCTCGAAAGTTTAGGCGGTGCATGGGAAAGTGCGGTCGGTAATGTAGGTTCTGTTTTTGCTGATGATATTAAAAGTTTTGCAAAATCCTTACAAGAAGCCGTGGAATGGTTCACACCGTTTATTTCTCAACACAAGCAAGCCGTAAAATTTGTACTGGGTTTAGTCGCTGGGTTCGTTGCATTGCGTGGTGTTTTACAAGTTGGTTCATTTGCCATTCAGACTGTCACAATGGCGATGAATGCCCTAAAAATTGCCACAATGACCAATCCTATTGGTTTGATTATTACCGGTATTGCCGTTGCCGCCTATCTTATCTATAACAACTGGGAGCCCATTTCTGCTTGGTTTTCTAACTTGTGGACGAAAGTCACAGGTTACTTCCAAAACTTCTGCAACTGGGTGCAAGGCATTTGGACGGGGGCAACTGAATGGGTTTCGAGTGCGTGGTCGGGTGTTTCGGATTATTTCGGACAACTGTGGGACGGTATTACTAGCTTTTTCGATTCAGGCATCGGCAACATTACTGCCACGATTCTCAATTGGTCGCCACTTGGCTTATTCCAGCAAGTTTTCTCTACTGTGCTTTCTTGGTTCGGGATTGATGTACCAAGCAAGTTTACCGACTTCGGCAAGAATATGATTGACGGTCTAGTCAATGGGATTAAAAACGCTTGGGAAGGAGCGAAAAAGATTGTCTCAGACTTAGGCGACGGCATTAAGGACTGGTTTGCAGAAAAACTCGGTATTCACTCGCCAAGCCGTGTGTTTAAGGGTTATGGTGTGAACGTGGTGGAAGGCTTGGCAATCGGTATGGATAAAGCCGAACCGCTCGCTCGTGATGCCAGCAAAAATCTCTCAAGTGCGGTTAAATTCGAGCCTGTCTTAAACGGCATTGAAACCGCCTTTAAACCCATTTTAAACGAGAAAAAAGGCTTTTTCGGTTCGCTGTGGGATGATATTAAATTCGGGGCGAATTTTGTGGGGAATCTTTTGGGTATCAATCAGCCTGCGGATTACCGCACGCCTGATTTTAATCCAAACTCAAGCGGTCAAAATCCGTCAATCTTTCGTGATTATCAGCCTTTAAACCGAAACGCGGTGACAAATAACGAAACCAACCAGCACAACGGCATTGTGGTGAATTTTAACCCGACCATCCACGTGGGCGGCAATCAAACACAGGGCATGATGGAGCAAGTGCAACAAGGGTTAAATATGAGCCTTGTGGAGTTTGAACGCTTGCTTAATCGCGTATTAGACCAACGACAACGGAGAGCGTACTAATATGTATTTTATGTTAGGCAATATTGCCTTTGAGCCTGTCAATCTGACTAATTTTTCTGAAACCCATTCTGCAGATTTTGCCGAACACGCGGTGCTCAAAGGCAAGCCAAAACTGCAAGCTATGGGCGAGAAGCTGACAGATTTATCCTTTGCCATTCGTCTGCACCACAAAATCGGCGGAGTGGAAAGTCGTTATCAATCGCTACTTTCGGCAAAAGCTAAGCAAGACGCTCTTGCCTTGATGTGGGGGTCAAAATACAAAGGCAATTTTGTGATCACCGATATTTCATCAACCACACTATTTACCGACGGCAAAGGTAATGCTTTGGCGCGCGAGATGAATATCAGCTTGAAAGAGTTTGTCGGCAATGGGCAAGCTGGCTTGCTTGGTGCGGCGTTGAATGTAGGCGGTAAATCGCTGCTCGGTTCGATTTTGCCGAAAGGCTTAACCAACACACTTTCAACTGTGAAAAGTGCGGTTAGCCGTGGCGTGGAATTGTATCAGCAAGGCAAACGTGCGGTGGACGAAGTTCGCAACACCGTTGCAGTAGTTCGCCAGTTAGCACACGACCCCGCGTCCGCATTGGCGTATTTGCCGAGTACGCTTGCTAATTTAGACAATGCCTTGGGTGGTTTTGGCGAACTGGTCGGAATGCAATCTGCTTTCGAGGGCGTTCGCCAGTATCTGCCTGCCATTAGCGAATTTAGCCGTGATGTGTCGGCGGTGTATGACGATTTGCAAATAATGAAACAGAGTTTCAGTCGGGCGTCTGCTGATAGCGAATGGAATAATTGGTTCCCGCCTGCCGATAATGCTTTAACTGAAATCAATGAGCGGCTGGATAATTCCGCAAATTCAGTGGCAAAAATGACCGCTTGGATTGTGTTGCGTGAAGATGAAGACGTGGAGATTTTGAATGACCCAAACCGTACTTAAACATACCGTCAAACAAGGCGAACGCTGGGATAACCTCGCTTATTATTACTATGGCGACGCACTGGAATATGCTCGCATCATCGAAGCTAACCCACAAATTAGCTTTTGCGAAGTGTTGCCTACAGGGGCGAGCGTGTTTATCCCAGTGCTCAATGTAAATCCGACCCAAAACGAAAATTTACCGCCGTGGTTAAGAGGAAATAATGAATAAAGTCCAAACGCCCGATTTTTCGCTTTTTTACGAGAAAACCAACATTACCGCTGATATTGAGCCGTCTTTGCTGGAATTGACCTACACCGACTATTTAGAAGGGCAATCGGACGAGCTGTCCGTTTCCTTTGAAGACATCAGCGGCAAGTGGATTCGCCAATGGTTTCCCACACAGGGCGACAAACTGAAAGCGGCGATTGGCTAAAAGGGGGGGGCGGTAGTCGGAATTGGGGGGTTTGAGG